TCAAAAAACGGTCATAAGTTACTGGGCTGATCCCTAAACTGGCAGCCATACTCTTAAAGGTGCAAAATGTTACCCCTTTGTTAGTGTGTATCTGCCCAGGCTGCACACATTTTGCAGCACTGTCGCGCGGATCTTTGCTGAATTTGCCCTCCCACTTAAGAATGTGGGCTATAAAATTGCTCCACTTATTATCGGCCGCAGTGATCATAGTCCTGTCTTATCAAAATCTTTAGCAGCAGCAAGGCCCAGTCCGGCGCCAATTGTAGTGATCCCGGTAACCAAGTCGCCTTTAAGGATAGCGGCCACGCCGCCGATAATTGTAGCGAAGCCAAAAAAGGTCGTTTTCCAATTCTTAAATAGCTTTTTCATTTTTTACAAAGTTTATTCCGTTATAGATTATTGTGGCTATGCCCAGGGCTGCCATTATTTGCCGATCCTGGCCTTTTAGCTTTGTCGCTGCATACAGCATAAACGGCCCAATAAAGGCCACATCTGCTAATCGTATGAGCTGTGTTTTCATAAGCTAGAGCGCTTGAATTGCTGAATTAAGATATCTAGCTTAGTTTCCAGTCGGATAAGGCGCTCGCCATGATCGTCGTGCTTGGCCTGCTTTTCTTCCAGCGTCTTTACGCGCTGATTAAGTACTGCCCAAGACGCCACAAAGCTACAAGCGCTACTAATTGCTATCGTTGCTAAGTTTAGATCCATTTTCTTGCTCTTTTTTCATTTCTTCTGCTATAGTCATATTGACCTCGCGCAGCTTAGCTTGTAAAAATTCAATGTTTGCCAGTAGGTCGTAGGCCTGGGCTTTTAGTTCCTGTACGTTTGCCATTTTTTAAGGTATTAGGGTTAAATTTAATTGCTCACAAATATACTCATAAGCGGCTAAATTGATATCAGCCGACTGGCCCCACTCGTCATAAGCCTGGCCGCTGATTGATACGTTACCTTGCGACAGCGATTGTTTTTGCTCGTCCGGTGCCGATCCGCTTACTTTACTGATCTGCCAGTAAAACTGCGCATAGTCCGAAAGATTGTCATTTACAATACTGGCGTCAATGTAGTTGCCTTGTTCTAGTTGTCCGTTTACCCAAATAGATACGGGTTGAATTGAATATCCCATTTTTTATATTAGTTTAATTTTACCCAAGTAGCGCCGTCGTAACCCCACCAGCCGGTAGTAGTTATCGTAACGCCGTTTCCGTTGTTTGCATATACCATAAGTCCTGCCGCTGGTGTGCCTATTGCTTCGGCTTGTGCGCCGGTCATACGTGGCGGTAAAAAACCTTTAGAAGTGCTTGTTACGTCCAGTTGTGCCGAAGCGTCTGGCGTTGAAGTTCCGATACCAGTTGTACCCCCTGTAAATATAGCGGCGTATCTTAATGCGCTTGTATTTGAGCCACCACTCACATCAGCAAAATAACCAATAACCGTATTTGCTATTGCTACTGAATTATCAGTAGGTATAGCGTCAAACATTCGTATTGTACTAGCGGCTGTTGTTGCTTGTGTTCCTATTGATCTAACAATTGTTTTTCGCGTTCCTGCTATATTGCTAGTAATTGTTCTCGATAAATCAAATACGTGATGATTTTCATTTTGATTATCGTTAGTCCATGTTCTATATGTTTTTGTAATAAAACCATTGTTAATAAAAGCTGCTGCAGACGCATTAGTATTCCAAATATCACTGCTAATCGTTAAACCAGCGGCTGCAGTTACTAATAATGTATTAGAACTAATATTTTGTAAAGTTACTCCAGAAGTGCCAATAGTTACAACCCCGTTTAATCTTGTAGTGCCGTTCACATCGAAACGGAAGCCGCCATCGATAGTGGTATTTATTCCTACATTACCATTACCAAAAATTCTTAATCTTTCTAAATTTGAAGTAAAAAACACCATAGGGAATGCACCACTATATTGCAACATAGCGGCATAAGCAGTACCGGATAGACCTCCAGTGCTACTGTCAATACCTACGTAAAATGCACCACCTGTATTTTGTGGAGCTACATAAGCCGTATTGGTTCCTGTTGTAGATTGTATTCTTACTTGTGACGATGCTTTTACAACGTCTAAACCAAAAGCAGAGTTATTTACACCACCTACGCCGATACCCGAACTTGTTATATTAACTCCAGTTGAGCCGCCTATTCTTGCTCCTATATTGCCAACTCCAGTAAAAGCGCCATTCGTAAAAGTAGGGTTAACATCTAATCCGACAAGTACGTCGTTATTTGCGGCTGCTACTAGTGTGCTGGTAATTCTTTTACTTGCTGCTAGTGCGCCGCTGGCTGTTACAGTGTACGTTGAACTGTTACCCACGCCAGTTACAGCGCCGGTAAATAAAGCAGTGCCGGTAACTTGCAAACGCTGTCCGCTGTTTGTGGTAGATCCCAAAAGTAAGTTACCGTTAAAGTAATTTAGATCGCTGGCGCCCTCTTGGTAAACTCCCCAACGGTTACTATAGTTTACAGTACCCAGCCCGGCCGTTTGATCGTTAATTAGTACGCCGTAATTATTAGTGATATTGACAGCTGATCCGATATTATCCGGGAAACATACGCGAAGGCCTGCTAGGTGTGTAATTGTGCCTACAGCTGATCCGTTAAAAGAATAAACGCTACCTAAAGACGACCAGGCTCTTACCGTAGATCCTTGTGTCATTGTAAGCGTGCCGGCGCCGGTAAAACTTATCCGGCTGTTGCCCTCTAGTCCTTGTCTAGTGCCAGCTGGCGTCGTTGTATTGCCGCCCAGTGATAAATTCAAATAACTATTTACAGCGTGTATAGCGTTAGGGCTTGAAAAATTAGTACCCCCCGGCACCGTTAAATTGTATGTAAACTGGTCGCCTGTAGCTAGTCCAGTGGTATAATTTTCGGTAGCTAAAAACGTCGTTTTATTTGTAGCACCTAATACCTCTAGGGCATTGTTGCCGAGTGCTGTATTATGAAGCTCGTAATAATTGTTACCGCCGTTATATTGATCGCCTATGCGCCACACATTAGTACCAGTGCGCTGAAAGGCCATTAAAGCATTTGCAGTAGCACCGGTTGAGTTAATATGCTGCATTATACCAGTGCCATGAATATCTAAGCGGACGCCAGGCGTTGACGTGCCGATACCTAGCCTTGTATTGGTATTATCCCAAAAAAGATTAGAGCTGCTGCCTATTGTCTGCGCTCCGGTAAAGTAGGCCACCTGAGTAGCCGCACCGGTACCGGTTATTGTGCCAGCTCCAGGGCCGCCGATTAGATCCCAGGACGTACCATTATCCCGGTAGATCTCAAAAGTATCGGTACTAACAAAGAGCCGGCCTGTCTGTCCTGCGGCTGGCCTGTTAGCAAACGTATTACTATTGATAGACGGCGATCCAAGCTGATTAAGTATATTAAAATCTACAAACATTAAACGTATCGTTTAAGTATTACAGTCAACTGATTAACCCCTGCGCCACTAAAATTGAAGCTATAGACCTTGACGTTAATCTCGTCGCGATTACCAGTGATATTCCACGACTGGTTAGGCGTCAGCAAAAAACCGTCAACGGTTACGTTTGAAGTGCCTTGATTGACGAATATAACGCTGTTAGCGTTTGTGTCCGTCTGGCCACTTTGCTGAAATATCTTTGTTTCTGTAATGAATTTTACGCAAGCCATTATCTACAGTTTTTTTGATCTTTAGCGTATTCCTGGCGCATTGTGGTTTCGTCAGGCAAAAAAGTCGTTTGATCTACAATATCGGCCACCATTTGTCTAGCTGTACTAGCTGCGCTTTCTGCGCTAGGCGCTGTCTTGCCGGTAGCCTGTCTGCGCTTCATAAAGTAATAATACACTGCCGCTGCGGCTACTAGGTAAAGTATCGTTCCTTTTTTCATTGTCGTTTTTTTTATACCAGTACATTATCGCCAAAACCGGCTACGCGAATACCCTTTGATAGCTGTCTAGTTACAGCCTTTGCCTGCGCCCTGGTAGCTGTCTTAGTCCTTACAGCTCTTTTTACAGCTGTAGCCCTGGCCTTTGCGCCTGGCTGTTTAGTAAATAAGCTACTTACCAGTTTTGTACCAAGATCCAGCGCTGTTTGTCTAGCTGGCGGCATATCCACTGGCGCTGTAAATTCTTGTTCAGTGATCCTTTCTGTCGGGCCTGCTTCAACGGTTACCCTGGGCCGTCTGCGAAACGCCATAAACGCTATAGCTGCGCCGGCGATCAGTAGTAAGGGCAATATATTTTTTTTCATCGTGCTGGTAATCTGTTTGTGTATGTTAATAATGTGCGAAGCTGGCTATCACTTAAGCCGTCCCAGGGCAATATACCGCCACCATTGGTTAAGAAAGTCAAAAGATCTTGCCGGTATCGTTGCTGAAATACATCGGCGACAAAAGATATCGCGGCCTTTGTTTTTAGCTGGCTAAAAGCGGCCATAACAGCGTTAAAATCGTCCTGGAAAAGTCCGAAAGCGTTATGTATCTGCCTTGCTAAGCGCTCCGCTGTTGCCCTTTGTACTAAGATCCCACCGGTACGTTTATAGTAAAGCGGCTTCCAGT